TTATCCCGCATCCCTAAGAAGTTCGTGCGCCACATCAAATATAGAATTCCAACCTGCACCGCGATCGCCGCCAGCACGATCAGAACGGGAGCCAGCGCCGCCATAATAGACGCACCTGTTCCAACGATCGCTGCATTCAGAGATAAGATACCCGCACCCAACGGTCCCAAAGAGACTCCAAAGAATCCCAAAATCTTCACTACAATTGCCAGAGCCGAAATCAACTTCACAAATCCAAACACCAGACCCAGCAACCCTCCTGAAAATGGGTTCATGCTCATGGTCGCAATCTTCATCGAAGCAACCAGCGTTCCTAGCAGGATCAACAGCGGGCCCAGAACTGCCACCAGTAACAAAATTTTCGCAATCATCTTTTGCTGTTCTGGACTGAGATCTTTAAACTTCTCCAGCATTTCATTCAAGAACGTGATGACTTTATTTGCAATTGGCAGCAAGTCCTTTCCCAGAATTCTTAAGACGTCCCTCCAATTTGCTCTTAGTTCACGTAGCTGCCCAGCCAATTCCCCGCCCGTTCGTGCAATATCACCCTGGGCCACTCCCGTTTGCTCCAGAATGATCGCATAACGTGCAGCGATCAAAGCACCTTGCTCAAATTGACCGTTGACTTCCTCGAAACCCATCTCTGCAGCTTTGGCTGCGACCACCGTTGCACGGAGATCAATGCCCAGGTCTCTTACAGCTTCGGTCTCTCCAACGATGCCTGATTTCAGTTTCATCAGCACAATGGACGGATCGATATTGTTGATTGAGCCTAAGTCTGCCGCGAGCTGCACCAGCGTTGTAGACATTTCAGCTGCATCTTCCCGCCCGATCTTCATTGCCACAAAGAGATTACCGAATGTCGCAGCCGCTTCCAAAGCCTCCTGTTGTGCGAGCTGCATTGATTCTGCCGATCCCTCCGACCAGTCCATTACATAATCGGCCATATTCCCGAAAACAGTTTTTACCTTGCTTTCGGTCTCCACCATATCGCTGGCGAGCTTGATGGCCTGCAAACCCAATCCTGCAATCGGCAAAGTCAAACTTGCAGTCAGTGTTTTCCCCACGCCTTTGAGCGTTTCACCAAGCCTTTTTCCTGCAGTTTCCAGCGAACCCAGGCTATCCTTACTCTGCTTAATACCAGTCAGGAACCCTTTATTATCGAGCGCGACTTTACCGTAGGCACTGCCAAGTTGAATCGCCATCTACTAATCACCTTATTTTGGTCATGTCAATCACCTAACTCCACGTTTCGGGATCTTCATCTTCTTCAAACGTCTACCTGCTGAACCTTGATATGCATCGCGTGACTTTGTGCGCTTGCGGAAAGGATCTTTCTTATTGTTCAGATCATTCTCGATGCGCCTGCCTGCCATCAAACAGGCTTCATCCAACTGCCAGGCTGCCAGCTCTGTTTCGAATTGAAAGTAATCACTGGGACGTTTTCCGTAGGCGGTCGCCATGTTGTACAACCGCCAAAGGTTTGTGTCATCCCTCGCGAAAGGAGCTTACCGGGGCAACCTCCCGGTTCACAAAGCTGAAGATGGCCATCTTGTCATCCGCTGGCATTTCTCCCAACAGAATATGCTCATCATCAGCAGTTGTCCCAATCTTTGGTTCAACCAAACAGATCTCAACCAGCAGGTTCAACATCTGATTAAAATCACCTGAATTCTTTGCCAGCGCATTTAGATCGAACTCCTCTGCGCCTTTATCTTGAGATTCCTTTGCCATGTCAACGATTGCACTTGGTAGTTTGCCCGTCAACATCAAATCGGTCATGGTCACATCACGCAGCTTCACACGCAGTCCGCTTGGTAAGTCCAATTCATGCAGGCGGGATGCGCGCCACTCCGCCAACGTGACGCGCTTCGCCAGCTGTGCCTGCTCCATCTGTGCCAGATTTCCATTATTCTTCGGCATACATCATCCTTTCACAAATCTTTGCGAAGCATCCCTTTGGGACTAGTCTCTAATCTCCACTCTTATGACCCAACATCAATATCAGCCTCGGTCTCATGGATAATGAAATCGAACGCCTTACCGTTCTCCTTCACACCCATCACCTCGAACTCGCTGGCCATGAACTCGCCATACTTGAACGAGCCCTTCAGCCCGCTTGTGAGTTTGGCTTTGTAGATCACGATGTGGATATCGTCGGTCTCATCCCCCAGCGATTTCCCGAAGATCTTGAAGTACGGATACCGGACCGCATCGCCTTCCATCGTCCCCATCTGGTTAGGCGTGGAGCCTGTGGCTTCATAGCTGTGACCCGTCAGCAGTGCATAGGCTTCCAGCGAAAGCCCACCCGCTTCCACCTTGCCCTTCACGCCCGTGGGGATGGTCATCAACCCCTGCAATTGGTCATCACCGGTGAATTCCCCATAAACCACCGTCTCTTCGAACTCCAGCGTGCGTGACGCCGGCAGTTGCACCTGTGTCTCACCATCCCGGCTAACCAGGATGATCTGGTTCATACCAAAAGGCTTTACATCATTTGGTGTGCTCATTGAACTTCTCCTTATTATCTATGTCGGATTGCTGTATAAATTTGCGAACCCAGCGCGCAATCCAAAGCCTGGTCTCGCTGTCCCTTGATGTCATTTGAAAATTCAATATTCCATACGCGTTCTCCAATCTTTGCATCGTTCAACACATCAAACATCAGATCCATCGCCGGGTATATGATGTCATACCCCTGGCGCTGATACACATAAATCCGGACCGGCGTGCGCACGCTTCGAGCATACGGGCCTGCCTTCGTCTCCACTCCCAGCTTGATCAACGCACACGGCTGGATCTCCTTCGTGGTCGCATCGAAAGCGCCCGGCGTGTTCTGCTTGCTGATCTCCTCCACCTCCGCGAAGATCCCACCGATCAATAGCTCCATCAGGTCATCGTTGTCTTCCAACGCCGCTTTAATATCGTCCGATAAACTCATTTCAACCACTTCTCCAAATCTTCACCAAACAACCACACTGCTAGATTGATCGCATTGGGCAAAATACTATCTGCCAACTGCCCACCACCAACCGTCAACCGTTCCGCATAATCATCCATCTCCGACCACGTGGTCGTGCCATTCAGCCATCCCCTCAGTTGCGATGTGAACTCCTTTTCGCTCATCAGCACAGCGGTCTTGTAGCATAGGCATTCAGGGTGCAGCGGCAGCTCGATGGTCCCCACCTCGTACACCCCTTCCCCTTTTTCCCCTCCCTGCACCACAGTGTCACAGATATCCGTCTCCGGGTGCGCCGCGCTTAAATGGATCTTTTCCTTTTCCACCCAGGGTTGAGCTGCAAGAATCCGGTCCGTGGCCAGCGCGTGAGCCTTTTGGATCTCAGTGCGAGCCAGGCGCAAAGCCTTATAGCTGACGCCGCTGCTATCGCACGGTCTCGACCGCAATCCCGTCGTATCGCCCTGAGCGATCTGTGTCTTCGTTCGCCCATATAACCTCGTGCTCGTCCATCGTGGGCAGTCTTCATTCGCTCCCAAAAACTGCTCCAACTGTTGCGCGATATCCCACGCCGAATCACCTTTTGAGATCCCGTTCAAAAGGACCGAATTGATTCCATCCTGTGCATCCCGGTCGATCTTCCACACCCGCGCCGAAAGGTTCAACGCATCCCCATACAAATGCTCCGACGCCGCATTCAACAACACCGACAACTGTGGGCCGAATACCCCATCCTCCACCGCCTCCGTAATGTCACCCTGAGCGGAGCGAAGGGTCTCTTCCGCATTCTGCAATATGCCTTCTGAAATCCCCGCCTCCTCCACAACTGGAATCACCAATCGTTCATGCATCACCGCCACCACCCCAAACGGAATACTCACCGCCTCCACGCGCACCTTCTCCAACTCCCTGCTCCACACCTTGAACGTCTCCTCCCACAGCTTCAACAACTTCCCCTGCACCTGCAGTCCAGTCGCACCATCCAACACCTGATCCCTCCCCCCTTGCTTCAGGATCACTGCCTGCGCCTTATCCACGAACTCACCGAACAGCTCATGCGTCCGCCCGGTGAAAAACAAATGCAACCGCACCACCGCCTTGAACGAAGCCTGGTACAACCGCGTCAACGGAATAGCATCCAACTGGCTAATCAACTTCTCAGCCTTGGACTTCTTCTCATTCAAAACGATTGGTTGTAACAACACACTCATCACACTCACTACTTTCCACTTTCTATTCTCTGATCGCTAAATGCTTATTCCTTGTAAACTCTTCGCAAATTGTTCTGCTGAAAACCCATCCGAATTCAACAGGTCTACATCCACATCCCTCAGGAACGAAGCCATCAACAACTGGATGATTTCATCCTTCACACCCAGCACCTTCAACCGGCTGCCCGCATCGGCTAAGTCCCGCAGATCTGCCGGCGTGATGCTCTTCGCCTTCCGCCAGATGATCTTATAATCCACGCTCGCTGGCAGGATGCCCTGCATCAGCCATTGGCGTTCCAATAAAGGTTGGATAATTTCAATCGTCGTCCACTCTCGCCCCTGGTTGAGAACTTCATCGTATTGTTCCTTCTTCTCTCCTAAAATATCCCGGTTCAAATCACCGCCATACGCGATCAACTCCATCGGTTCATCCGAAGCCGTGAACATCGTC